CGGCTTGGCGTCGTCCTTTGCCGCCTGCGCCTTCGCTGCGGCCTGGGCCTCCTCGGCGGCGTGTGCCCGTGCCCGGTCGTCCTTGTCGTGGTTCTTGTCGTCGTGTTGGCTGGCCATGTCGTTATCTCCTTGTGCGGGTCGCGCCCGCCGGATCGGTGATGACCACCGGGTTGCTGGCAGGTGCGGCCGTAGATCCAACGGAGTTGGTGGCGGTGACGATGCATGTCGCCGTCTTGCCGACATCGGCGGCTTGCACCGCGTAGTCGGCCGCTGTCCCCGCCGCCGCCCCGTCGATCGTCCAGGCGTAGGCGTAGGAAGTCGGCACCTGCTGCCAGTTGCCCATGGTGCAGTTGAGGACGCCGCCGGTCTGGGAGGCGTAGGGCACGTCCACGACGACGGGTGCGGATGTGGGCGGGGCGTTCGGGATGTCGGCAAGGTCGGTGATGATCCCGGCGGCCAGGCTGGACATGCGCGTTGCCCGGCCCTTGATCGGCCCATCGGCAGAGCGGACTGCGCCCGCTGGGTCCGGTGCGGTAGGCGGCCCGGTAGGCGCCGCTGGGTCGTAGCCGAGCGCGACCAGGTGCGCGTCCCTGGCCGCCGTGTTCTCCTCGATCGAGCTGCCAGCGCCGCCGCGCGCCCCGATCGAGCCCGCGCCATTGAAGTCGAGGATCACCTGTGCGCCAACCGACAGCGCCGCCATCTGCGCCAGTTCTTCCGGCGTTCGCGTCGAGACGAAGGCCGCCGGGGCGGCCTCCCGCTTTGCGGTTGCCATGGGTGCGCCCCCTTATGCGTCGGCCACGGCAGTCGTGAAGATGGAGACGACGCCGGCGTCTACGGGTTTCGTCGTGTCCACGGTCGGATCAGTACCAAATCTGAGCTTACCAATACCACGCATCTCTTGTATTCCTACCCCATGCATGTATCCGTAATCCCTTGTATTAGTTGTAGATTTCGTCCGCTGCGCCCATGCAATGCCCAACGCCTGCGCGCCGCACAGTGCCGACATGGCGACGTCGGTGGTGCCGCCCGCGCCGGCGTTGGCGATGATCGGCATCTCGGGCACCTCGCGGATGATGATGCCGTTCCACAACAAATCGCCGGCGGTGAACAGCGGGTTATCCCGGCCGCGCTCCCAGGCGTATTGCAGCGAGTTGATTATCACCGGATCTTGGGTGAGATCGCGGAAAACGAGCGACGGCAGGAAGGCTACGAACCATTCCTCGTCGTCGTTCACGCTGATCGGCCGGATGCGCGGGTTGGCGGTGCGGGCGATGCGTTTGGCGAGGGATAGGATGGCGGCCGACATTTTGTCGGTGGGCGCGTCCAGCGTGGTCAGTGCCGTTGCCATGACGTTCGACACGGCGTTGGCCTTGGACACCCCGAACAGCACGCGATCGGCATTATTCGTCAGCCATGTATTGCGCTGGGCGGCCGATGCCGTCGTGTAGGGGATCTGGACCGAGCCGTCCGCCGTCATCGCCTCCAGGCTGGTGATGATATCGGCGCGGATTTTCTCCAGGCTCCAGTTCTGGAGCGCATCGCGGGCGGCGTCGCGCAGGGCAATGACGCTCTTCTGCTCATCCCAGTCGGAGACGGCGACGGCGTGGCGGATGGCGGCCACGACCAGGTTCAAGCTGCGAGCGTTGAGGATTTCTTCGTTGCCCTCAAGCACCGCGTTGCCGGTGACGCCGGCGCCTACCAGGCGGCGGACGGTCGGGAACACCACGGTGTCGCCAGCTTTCCGCGTCAAGTCCTCGCGGACCTGAATCATGCTGCCCATGGCCGTGCCCATGTAGCGAGCGAATTGATTTTTGCGGACGTATTCGGTGAAGTAGTCGCTATCCCAGATAAGTGGGGTCAGCCCCGCGCGTGCGGGGGTGAGATTCATGTCTGCCATGGTTGAGGGGCCTCGGGCTGAGGGGGAGATACGCAGCGGGTGACCCCGGCGGCGGGTCTGCTACAGCCCGAACGGACGCCCGATTGACCTCGGCGGCAGGCTCACGCGTTTATCGTCTGGTGAGCGACGCGGTCCCGGCGGCAGACCCGACTTCAGCCCGAACGGACGCCCGTTTGACCCCGGCGGCGGGTTCGTCAGAGGGAGACGATTTAACGCCCGATGATGGAATCCCCGGCGGCGGGACGGTCTGCCTCTGGACGAGACGTGCGATATCATTAGCGTCGATTAGGGCCACACGCAACATTCGTTCGCGCTGGACGGGGGTTTCCGGCCATCTCTGGCTGCTGCGTGCGGCGTAGAGGATGGCGGTGGCGATGGTCAGCGTGTCCGCGTTCACCGCCGTTTCGGTTCCCGGCGGAAGATGTCGTCCAATGCTGGCGGGCCGCTGAAGGCGTTGGCGGATCGCGGTGCGGCGGATCGTGTGGTTGCCAGCGAGGGCGGAAGCCCGGCGGCGGGCGATACCGGCGGTGCGCCGTTGCCCTGCTCGGCCTCCCACTTGGCGCGCTCCTCGGCGGCGATCTTGGCGCGGAATGCCGCCGGGTCGTCGCCCAGCTCGCGGGTGAGCCTGAGCTTCTCGATCTCCTTCATGAGCCAGCCGTAGGGGTGCCGCTGTGCGTGCAGCTTGGTGTAAAGGTCCGGTTGCTGTGCCGCTGCCTGTTGGAACTCCTGCACCGCCGCCTCGAACGCCGCGGGGTCGTGTTTCTCCCTCTCCAGCATTTCGCTGAGGTTCAGCCGGTCGTTGAGCAGCACGCTCTGGAGCCGGTTGTGATAGCCGACCGGATCGCGGACGGGGTCGAGCGGCTCGGGCGGCGGTTGGTGCTGGGGTGGTGGCGCTGGTGGCTGCGCGGACTGCTTCTTGAACGCCTCGACCTGCTCGCGGAGTATTCGCGCCTCGGTCTGTGCCTCAACGACCTTACCCTTCCAGTCGGTGCGGGCTTTGTAGAAGGTCGAGGCTGCGATCGGTGCCCCGTCGTGGCCGATGTCCTCGTCCGGGTCGGGTGCTGGAGGGTCAGGCGCGGCCTTGGCGGTGTCCGGCTTGGCGGTGTCCGGCTTGGCGGCGGGCGCGGGCGATGGCTCTGCCGCCGGTGCCGGTGCAGGCGCTGCGTCCGTAGGCGCCGCGGGCTGCTTGCCGGTGTCGAGGAAAGCGTCCAGTTCGCTCATTGGGTGTTGCTCCTATTCATACCAGCCCCCCGCCCTCGCGGCCGTGGTAGTTGGCCTGATCGGCTGTGATCGCCTGTTGCAACTGCTGGGCGGGCGTCTGGACTTGCGGCTGCGCTTGGCCGCCGTAGAGCGCCGCCAGCGCCTTCATGAGGTCGTCGTTGCCTGGGGCTCCGGGTGTTAGCGCCGGATTTCCCCCTGTGGCCGTGGGCATGGCCATGTCAACGCCGCCGGTGCCGGCCTGCACGCCCGGCTGCGTTCCCCAGCCCGCGGCGAGCGGATTGGCGAGCGTGGTCGGCAGCATCGAGGACTGCGACGGCGGCCCGAACGTCGGGTTGTCGATCATCAGTTGGTTGCGCGTGATGTAGCCGCTCATGGCGTGCTCCCAGGTGCGTTGCTCCCCCCGGCCCCGGAACGCATCCAGCCGGGCCGGGAGGCGGCAGCGGTGTGCCGGTGGCGGTCAAGGATCGCCGATAAGACCGCGCCGCCAGCCGGGCCGCTGCCGTTCATGGCGCTGCCGGCCCCTGCGGCTGCTGCGCCTGTAGCCCCTGGAGCATGACGTTGGACACACGCTCCACCGCCGAGTGCCGCAGATCGTTCGCCCGCGCCTCGTCCGCCGCCGCCTTCGCATGCCGGCCCCTGATGTCGGCGACGTCCATTGCCGCCTGGACCTCGGGCGGGACGACCGTGCCCGGAGCACTCGGGGCATCCGGCGGCGCGTTCATCTCGTTGAAGCCCTGATGGACGTCGGCGATGTGGTGGATCGTGGCGTGTTGCCGCTCGGCTGCCAGTGCCATGTCGGCCGCGGCCTTGCCCCGCTTGACGTCCAGATCCGCCTTCTGCTGCGCCATGATGACCGGCTTCATGGCCTCCTGCTGCTGCGCCTGTTCCTGCGCGTGCTGCTTCATCCGCTCCAACAGCTTGTCCTTGTCGTGGAGGCTGGACGCGGCAATCAGCACGTCCGCCGGGATCAGCCCCGGCTGTGTGGACGCCAGTTGCAGCAACACCTGGAACTGCTCGTTTTGCAACGAAGGGACATCCAGTCCGGCGCCGATGGTCACGTCAATGTCCATCTCGCGGATGTCGTTCTCGACGTCCACGACCATCTGGAGCCGTGGATCGCCGGGCATGAGCTGCATCTGCTGCATCGCCTGCGCCCGCTGCTGGTCGGGCATCTCGGCCAGCTTGTCTTGCAGCGTCACCGGCTGGTTGATCCCGACGTATTTCGTGGTGCCCAGGTCGTCAGTGACCCTGACCCATTTGCCGGTCGTCCAGTATTGCCGCGCTGCCTGCCAGGCGATTTCATACACATTCTGCATCCATGTTCGCAGTCCGTCCGCGATCGGCTCATGTGCCGCCGCCCCGCCCGCCTGCTGTGCCAGGATCGCCCGCCCCGACAACTCGCGGTCATCCGTCCCCGACATGGACGCGTTCGGCCCGGTGGCCTGCATCTCGCTCGTCGCGTGCTGCAACAGGTGCATCTGCCCGGTGGCCATCTCGCCGCCGTGCTGGATCTCGAACTTCATTCCGGGCATTATTTCTATGAAGCCGTCCGGCTTGGCGACCTCGCGGCGGGCCTTGTCCACGTCGTTGACCGCGCCCTTCTCGGCGACGACCTGGGCCACCGCCAGCAGATGCAGGGCCTTGGACCGCCGTTTGTTAATCTCGTCCTGCAACGAGATCATGTCCCGCACCATGCCGTAACGGTTGTTCTCGCGGTCAACGTGGGCGGATTGCATCACCAGCCCGCAGGCGGATTCGCCCTTGTGATCGAGGAACGGCGACTTGGTGGGCGGGGCCAAGAACCCGCT